CATGAAATCTTCTTGGAAGTTCGTCAAAGTACGCTTGTACTTCTTAATGATTCCAGCCATAGCCATAGACATACCGCCTGCGCCAGCGTCACGAGGGACATTGGAGGGCATGCCAGCACTGTCAACAGTACCTGTAGCCTGCAGGAGCATACGCTCGAAGTTCTGAGCCGTTGCAGCGGCATTACCGTCTGTCTGGCCGAACTTGAATGGGTATAAAATCTCGCTAGGAGAGCCGTTAGTGAGGATTGCTTTACCAGGCTTGATCTCGAACTTAGCGCCACGGGGCAGTCGAGTAGCATCCATAGCAATCATAGGCGCTGTGGTGAGGGCCAGAGAGTCTAAGTGAGCACGTAACTGTGCATCAATCGACTTCTGCATGTTGTAACCCTTCTCAGCAGTACCGCGACCGTGGAAACGGCCAGGAACGGTGTCATCCTGATATGCAATAACAGGACGATCCTTCATCATGTAAGGGTTTTCCTCGGCTTTGAGCACCATATTGTCGTTAGCGATAACAACAATGGCTTCCACGAGGTTGCAGTATTCATCTGCTTCAGAGCCTTCAGGGAAAAGCTCCTCATATTCCACTTCTTCGTCACCAGAAAGGTACTCTTTAGGCACTAAACCGTAGTAAGTGACCAGTTTAACCTTGTCATCTTGGTACTGTTTAAGCTCTTGAGTGGCCTCAAGCGACTGATCTTCGTAGTTAGAGCCAATATCAAGCTTCTTGTAGATGCCTCGTTCCATCCCTTCCACGATTTTGTGGATAGAAACGTACTTTTCGATGGCAACACCCATAGATTCTTCGATAGAATCGGCGTTAGGATCAATTAGGAAGTTCTTAGGATTGACAGGTTTGAGTTTGACAGAGACTCGTTCCTTCTCCATCACACCGATAGCGGCTGCATTAGCGATGCCGGAGATGGGCTGAGTAGCCGGAGCGTACTCTTTTTCGACCTTGACGACAATCTCACCGATGCCTGTACCGTAGATCTCAGCCATAAGCTCGATCTGGTCAACAGCTTTCTTGATTTTGTCTTTCTTAAAGTCTTCCATCAGTTGAGAACGGATCATCTCAACATCTAAACTGTTACCGTTAACGTCACGGATGTCGTCTTGGATGTCGAAGAAGTCGCCTTGACCGAAGATAGCTTCCATGATCTCAGCGTGTCGTGTCTCGATAGCCTGCTGTGTGGCAGGGGAGATCACTCGGCTACGCTCAGAGTCACGAGTACGGTCTTCAGGATCCCAGATACCACGGAAAATACGCTCATATTCGAGCCACTTATCCATGTAGTTAGCATCACGCCAGTCACGCCAACGTTCAAGATGCTGACTGACCCAGGAGCCTAACTCCTTCTCAGACTCAGACATCTCCTCGAACTGGCCGTGCTCTTCTTTATCTTTATTATTTTCCATATATCAATAGCCCGCTATGGGGTCAAGTATTTGATAATCATCATCTTCGTAGTCTTGCTGATACGAAGTGACAGCCAATTGATCGACATAAGACAGAGCATCAACCAAGTCATCATGTACTCCTGCGGTAGGGAACATAACCAGTTGATCTAAGAACTCTTCCCAATCCTCATCCTCGTTGAAGCTAATACGACCATGTTCCATACGCCCTTGCAGGCTCCAGACAACACGATCAGTCTTCTTCTTGTTACCGTGGGTGAGGTCTTGAATGTGCGAGTAGATGTTATTCTTACGCATGAGGTCATTCAAGTAGGGCAGGACAGCATTCTTGAGTGCTCCTCGTTCGATACCAACAGCGATAGGCTGATAGTCTCGGATACACTTGAGGATGTTTACTGCTGTCTCTTTAATGTCCCAGCGACCATGAAGGATCTTCTCTACCCACCAGTTGCCATTGTCTTCTACCTTGACCACAGCCAGGGCAGATTCGTCTAGGCGCTTCTTAGAGGCTCCAGCATTCTTGCCTACCTCCTCAAAGCCTGCTAAGTCGATAGCGATCACATAGTCACCATACTGAGGCTCTGGAGAGGTCTTGAACCACTCAGCCTTGAAGACATCAGCACCAGCATTGTCGAAGCTTGCTAGATATTCAGCTTTAAAAGAAAAAGAGCTTAATGTTCGTTTGGCTGCTTCAATTTCTTTTGGATCAATCGTAGGGTTATCAAACGTAGTTTTATGCCAAGCGCCCCACTCAGGATCTTTTCCGTCTAAAGCATACTTATAAAGGTCGTACAGCCAATTACGCCCAGAAGGGGAACTAATAAACCACGCTCCACCTTTTAAGTCAGATAAAGCAGGACGGATACTTTCTGTCCAAATTTTTTGATCTTTAATAAAAGCAGCTTCGTCAATAACAACAAAGTAAAGTTTTAATCCTCGAAGAGTATCTGGATTTTCAGCAGAACGCAGGTGAATTTTAACGCCGTTTATCAGGGTTATGTCCATTGAATTAACATGGCTTGCCTTAATAACATCCCTGCCTTGATCTATAATAGCATCCCACGCAATCTGCCGTGTTTGTGCCTGTGTTGGACCCACATACAAAACAGCAGATCCTTTTGGGGCTTCTAAACCTGCCGCAATAATTTTTTTGATAGAAAGATTAGACTTTCCCGTTCGACGCCCTGCTACAATTACTTTGAATCGTTGCGGGGCCTGCCAAACTTCTAACTGCCAAGGCAATAATTTCCAGTCTAAACTAGCCATTGTGTTTCCTTACATAATCCGCCGCTTTTTCAAGCAGTTCTGGACTGTCTTTAAATTTACCGAGTGCTGTATTGCACAGATCACAAAGTAGTTGTCGTATCTTTCCTGTTGTGTGGCAATGATCGACCATGAGTTGTTGGTGTGGGACGTTAGTGTAATGTTCTCCACATATAGCACAACATTCTTTTTGTTCGTTAAACATTTGAGCATACTGTTCAAGCGTCATGCCATATTTTCTTTTTAGATGGCTTTTTCGAACAGCTAGTTGACGCTTAGACCACAATTCTGGGTCTGTTGTCCACTTATGTCTTACCTTTTGATTTTTATTTTCTTTATACGCCGGGTCTGTATTGTACCTTTGTTTTTGATGCTGTAAGATACATTCTTTACAATGGCTTCGATAACCATCGTTTCCCCTCACACGATAAAAATCAGTAACTGGCTTTGTTTCGCCACATTTGGTGCATTGCTTTGTTTTCATGAGATTCCCTTTCAAAGGATTAAAAACAGGTGTTCGACCACACGCACCTGTAACGTGCTGAAAGCCCTCTCGGGTTAGTCTGAATCTGATGGCTCAATATCAATAATATCGTCTGTTGTTTGTATAGTAGGAGTTCCGATTGAACTGATATTGATTGATATTTGTGGAGTATTTCCACCAGCTTTTGCCTGCTCAAAGACAGACACAGGCAAGACACGATCCATAATGAGCTTCCATGCAGCAGCTTGATTCTTATGTTCATCGTTCAAGGCTGCATCGTAGATAGCTTCTAAGACCTTAGCTGACTTAGGGCTATTGAGCATCCTGAGTTTATACTCATTGATGATAGCAGCATCACCTTTAGGTCTACCTACACTACGTTTCTCTTTGATCTCTGCAAGGTCAGACTTTGGAGGTCTACCTTTTTTGTTACCTGATGGTTTGGTCATAGCGTAGACTCCTTAGAGTCGAGCACTACGCCAATACTCATTACATTGCGTGGTTTGGTCATAGCTATAGCCTTTGTCCTTAGAAGGAGACTTTTACGTTTATAAGTTAACTTCTACGTACAGGAATCTAAGATAAATATACTTATGTTATAGATGTATACTTAAATTAGTTCCCTCTACGAGGAGTTCATATTAGTGTTATCGCTTAAGTTACTAAGAAGTGGGGTCAGGCTTCTTAGGAACTTTAAAGAGTTTTATCTTGAGTTCCTGACTTGTTACTGTCTAACTTTTAACAAGTACATATATTATAGCATACTTTTTAAGATTTGTCAAGCCCTTTCTTCACTTTTTTGCATCTTTTTTTACATCTATGTGATCCTGGTCACATCTTCTATGTCTTTTTTTCTCCTTTAAAGTTCCCCTTACAGGGTGTACGGGATGTCCTCTAGGAGTTCTTTACCTAATATTATGTTAAGTCTAAGCCTATCAAGGACTTAGTAGTTCCTATGTTGCTTAATTTTTAAGCACTATTCTGTCCCTAATTAAGGCTAATTTTCCTTTTTTGTAAGCGTTAGAGGCTCCCGCAAAAGTTTCTCACACATCTCCACCCCTCCCCCCCGTGTCTTTAGAGCCTTACATGAAACTTACAAGGCTGTTAGTGCTTACTTACAAGGCAACCTTACGTGAAACTTACAAGATGTTCCACGGATACCCTGGGGAGTATATACTGGTAGGAGTATCGGTAGTATCTGTGAAATCTTACGTGAAACTTACAAGATCTCGGAAGTGAGAGGCGATGCAGGACCCTACAACGTACACCTGTAAAGCCATCCAGTACTGTACTTTTATAAAGCAATCACTACACCCAGAGTTATCCACAGGTTGTTAAAGTACTGTGTATAATATACTCCTGGGGGTATACAGTTATGCACAGGCTAGGTCTTATATAAGACTCAAGAATGTGGATAAGTATAAGTAGCAGTGTAGATAACTATTTCCAAGGGGTAGGGTAGGGCAAGGGTCGAAAAGCGCTTACAGGGCGTTTAAATCAATCTAGGCTTACAAGTCTGTCAGAAGTGTAACAGTTTGTAAAAGTCTAAGAAAAGTCTTGACAAGCCTAAGCACTGTGCTACACTACAGCCATGGGTTCAGGAAAGTCCTACCCAGTAACCACCAGGAGAAACTACCATGTACACATCGTCCACCATCCTAGCAAGCCGTGAACGTAAGATAGAACAGGTAATGCAAGAAACTGGCTGCAGCCGTGACCATGCCATAGCGTACCTGTATGCTGAAGAGTGGTATGTGCCCGATGCTGTTATGTCCTACACTATCGACCAACAACTTAAACAGGAAGCTTAAAATGTCTGACACTACTGCAACAATTCTCTGCTGCCTTGTCTTCGCCCTTTGGGGTGTCTTACTTGCCCTGGGTGTCTGACACATAGGCGACACCGTGAAGCATCTTATGTGCTAGGATGCTTTGCAGTAGCGCACTGTATTGGCGTACTAGGTCGCCTGGCCTTTTCAGGTATCATCCTTTGGAGTCTATCCATCATGAGCAAAACATTCAAGCAATACCTATTTGATAATTACGACCGCCAAGAATTGCAAGAAATTGCAGAACATGGCTGTCAGTCTGGCGTAGCAGGTACAATGGTTTACTATAACCAAACCAACGATTTGTACGATAAGTATTGCGAAGAGCTACACGATGTTATTGGCAACTACATCGAAGAGACTGGGTGCACTCCTGACTACATCGTTCAATACCTTGGTGATGTGGTAGGTTTCAAGAATGCAATGGTCTGGTTTGTTGCTGAAGTGTACGCCCAAGAAATGACTAGTACTGAGGAGGCCTGACCATGTATACAGTACAATTCAAGTCTAGCGGTATTGTTGCTGCACGTTTCCAGGATAGAGCAGCTGCAAAGCACTGGTTAGACTGCAACGACTACTCCGAAGATAAACCCGTCGTTGACCCTGATACAGGTGAAGTTACAGGATGGTCTAAGGGTGATTGTCTGAATCTGTTCAAGATCACGAAAGAGGGTAAACAATGAGCAAAATACCCTATTTACCTGGGGGTGTCCGTCTAGGGCAGCCGTTAGAGGTATGGGCTACTGGTAAAGGATGCAGTCGATTGTGGCCCTTCCCGTCTGTCAATGGTGAACAAACACCAGAATCTAAGGCTTTGCAGACTTTACCGCCTGAGCCTAAGCAGTCGCTGTACAATCGAGTTATGTCTGATCCTGATACATTGGAGGCTTTGCTATGAAACGGAGTGAATGGAAATGAAATCCTATGTCTACACACTAGAGGATGAACACTTAGGTATTACCTTAACTGTTGAGGGCGAAGTGATTACCTTTGCAGATGAGAATTGCCCAGATGTTATCATTAATGAGATTTCATATGGTGATAAAACACTAGATATGTGGCCCTTTAGCGATAGATTCATTGAACATCTAAAGGATAGAATCTACCAAACATGGGCACAGGAGTAATCTAATGCGTGAACAGTTTAAATTGGCAGGTTTGTTGGCTTTCTTTGTCATCTGCTACATTGTAGGGGGATGGTATGATGCACGATAGCCTCATGAAGGCCCTTAAACTGCCTTTAGAGACGTTTTCAGGAAAAATTCGTATCTGGAAGACACCCAACGCCTTCAAGGGCGCATTTTAAGACTGTGAGGAACCCAAAATTCGTTGTAGCGCCTGCAATAAAAAACTAAGTGACTATGAGACAACCCTCAAACATGCTGTAACGGGTGAGTACCTGGACACGTGCCTAGATTGTCTGTCTGAGATTGCCAAAGATGTGCCCATGCCAGTGAAGGCCAGAAAAGACCTTATTCACAGTATGGACATTGGTGGATCAGAAGACATCGAGGGCTTGAGTGCAGATTCTGAACTGACAGAAGTCGAACTATATAAATACTATAGAGTGTCCTATGACGATAACAATACATAAATGAATTATAGATAAAGTACCTTTAAAATCTTCATGTCTTTTATGAAGCTTTAAAGTTCCTTTATAGTATTGCAAGAATCGTGCCAACGTAATTGCCAACTATGTAACACATAGGTATGTGGTCTAATTGTGTCTAACTTTCATTAAAAGGTTTTAATATGAGTGAACATGACTTCGAGGAAGCACATTATTGGTGGTCTATCTCTAACATTGTGGACTTGATTGATATGTATGGGTATACTAAAGTACTAATGGACATTGACAAGACAATCCGTGCACAGGACTTAGAAGTAGAACTGAAACAAATTGTAACAGAGGATTGACAAGTATGCTTATGTCTGTTATGCTTATTCTGTCCATTTTGATAAAGGTGATGTTATCATGACGAACAATCTAATGTTTTGTCTTAACATGGTTGTGAACAATGCAAGTGTTGCTGTCTGCTTTGATTGGACAGGCAAAGGTGATAATGGTGAGCCTGATTGGGAGACTTTAGAGGTTCATGCCCTACTACCTACTCCAGAGCCTTCTAAGGCTAAGTATTGGGTAGTCATCAACGATGTACTCTCAGATGATGATTGGGTGTGCATTGAAGCTGAGATTTACAGGCGCTTTGATGAACTGACACAACAGGCTGTTGACAATGACTTCTAATTTTATCAAGCACATTCCTTGTGAGCACTGTGGTAGCACAGACGGGAACAGCCTCTACGATGATGGACATACACACTGCTTTGTATGTGGTAAAACAGAGTTTGAAAACCATATAGAAGAAAGAACAGTTATGAGGGACGCAGTAGCGCCGCGAAAGGTCGAGATCAAAGGAACTATAAAGTCAATCCCTGATCGAGGAATCACACAACAGACTTGTGAGAAATACGGAGTCACCCAAGATGAATCAAAGCAATACTACCCTTATGCTAGTGCATCTGGATCTATTGTCGCTGTTAAATCACGTACAGTTGCAGACAAGAGCTTCTCGATTGCAGGATCATTCGCAGCAGCCACTCTATTCGGTCAACATCTCTTTCACAGCGGTGGGAAGTACGTCACGGTATACGAAGGAGAACTTGACGCATTGGCAGGATACCAACTCACAGGAAGTCAGTGGCCTTCTGTATCAATTCGCAACGGAGCACAAGCAGCCCTGAAGGACTGTAAGGCACAGTACGAATGGCTAAATAGCTTTGAGAACATAGTTATCTGCTTCGATGCTGATGAACCTGGACAGAAGGCAGCTAAAGAAGTAGCAGAACTGTTCGGCCAGAAGGCTAAGATTGTCAAGCACAAGAGCGGCTACAAAGATGCTTGTGAATACTTGCAATCAGGGGCTACAAAGGAGTTTGTTAACGAATGGTGGAGAGCTGAGACGTATGTCCCTGATGGTATTGTTAACGCCGCTGATCTCTGGGAGGAAATCTGTACTCCAGAGCCTGCTGCGGAGGCTAAGTACCCTTGGGAAGGGCTGAATAAACTCTTGTATGGTCTGCGGAAGGCTGAGCTGATTACGGTCACCGCAGGGTCTGGCTTGGGTAAAAGTCAGTTCCTTCGTGAGATTCTGTATCATCTACTAAAGACTACAGATTGGAAGATCGGTGGCTTGTTCTTGGAAGAATCCACTAAAAAGACTGCTCGGAGTATCATGTCGTTGCATGCTAACAAGCTGTTGCACTTGCCTGATACGCCAGTAACTACACAGGAATTGAAGGAGGCTTTTGATGCTACTCTTGGGACTAATCGCGTCTATCTCTTTGACCACTTTGGCAGTAGTGATGTTGATAATATCGCCAACAGAATCCGATATATGGCTAAAGCCTGTGATTGCCGTGTTATCTTTCTTGACCACATTAGTATTGTTGTCTCAGGTCTCGACAATGGTGACGAGCGCAAAGCTATTGATGCAATGATGACTAAACTGCGTACACTGGTGCAGGAACTTGAAGTAACACTGATCTGTGTATCCCACCTACGGAGGCCACAAGGAAATGCAGGACATGAAGATGGACAAGCTGTTAGTCTCAGTCAGTTGCGAGGATCTGGGGCGATTGCACAACTTAGTGATGCAGTCATTACACTTGAAAGGAACAGTATGGCTGACGACGAGCGAGAACGCCACAAGACTAAAGTTGCTGTTGCAAAGAATAGATTTTCAGGCTTCACCGGCCCTGCCTGTGATCTCCAGTACATTAAAGACACAGGACGAATGATTGAAATGGAGGCTGAAACACTATGACAGCACATGAAGCAGGCAAAGGCGATGCACCACGTAAGCAGCAGGATCAGAAGGCTTATGAGGAAGGATGGGAACGTATCTTTAAGCGAGATAGGCCTAAAGAGAAACTGATCGAGCCAGAACCACTGAAGGAAGATGATAATGATTAAAATTGTTTCTTGTTTTATTGTTATTATGTTAAGTCTACTGACACTAAGGACTATCTATGGTTGAACACTTAATCGTAGGAGCTACAGGTGTTGGCTATCTCATCGTAGGTGTGCTACAATGGCTCAAAGGCGAGACAGCTAACGGTATGATCTGGACAGGCTATGCTTTTGCTCAGGTGGGGCTGTGGCTAAACATTAAATGATGAAAGGCTCTTATGAGGCTAGTCCTCGACATCGAAACGGATCTATCCCACAAGAAGATCCACGTTGTAGTAACTAAAGACATTGACACAGGCGATGTAAGACTATGGAAAAATCCCAATGGCCTAAACGACTATCTAAGCAAGGCTACAGTCCTGATAGCTCACAATGGAATCAGCTTCGATTTTCCAGTGTTGAACAGATCATGGAATACGAAGATAAGATTGAAGAACGTATTCGACACTCTTATAGCAAGCAGGCTACTCGATCCAAGCAGGGAGCAAGGACATTCTCTGGAAGCCTGGGGAACGAGTCTAGGTTTCAAGAAGATTAACTACCCTGCTGTATGGCAGTGGATGATGGACAGGAGACAGGAGTATGACGGAGAATGTTTCGATAAACCTATTGATAGTCTTATGGACTACTATTGCGTTAGGGATGTTGAAGTTACTTCTAAACTATACTTTCATCTCACTTCTGAATTGGACAAAAAGGGCTTTAGTCAAGAATCTATTGACTTAGAGCACAAAGTAGCAGCAATCATTGCAGAACAGGAAAGAAATGGATTCAAACTTGACACCGTTCACGCCACTTGTCTACTTACTGACATCAAAGGAAAAATGGCAGGAATATATGAACAGATGCAGCATAGATGGCCTCCCTACGAGGTTCCACGAGTCAGTGAGAAAACAGGAAAGCAACTCAAGCCCTTGCTGGTTACTTTCAACCCCGGCTCAAGAAAGCAAATCGGAGAAAAGCTAAAGGAACTTGGGTGGAAACCTAAGAAGTTTACCGAGACAGGTCAGCCTATGGTAGATGAATCTATCTTGTCTGACATTGACATCCCAGAAGCTAAGATGATTGCTGAGTATCTGATGCTCCAGAAACGAGTAGCTCAGATTGAAAGCTGGTTAGAGGCTATGAAGGATGATGGAAGGGTTCACGGTAAGGTTATTACCAACGGAGCAGTGACAGGACGAATGACACACAGTAGCCCTAACATGGCACAGGTGCCTAATGCAGGGTCAATCTATGGACATGAGTGTCGTGAGTGCTGGACTGTTGAAGAAGGTAATGTTTTGGTAGGCTGTGATGCTTCAGGATTGGAGCTTCGTATGCTTGCTCACTATATGAAGGATGACGATTATGTCAAAACTGTCGTTGAGGGATCAAGTAAGGACGGAACGGATGTCCATACGAAGAACCAGAAAGCGGCTGGTCTGCAAACACGTGATCAGGCCAAGACATTTATCTATGCGTTCCTTTACGGGGCAGGGCCGTCCAAGATCGGTTCTATTGTTGGCGGTGGGGCAAAAGATGGTGAACGTCTCATTGCTTCCTTCCTTAAAGCGACTCCCTCGCTCCAACGCTTACGAGATACAGTTGGTAAGTATGCGGGTAAGGGCTTTGTACCGGGGCTTGATGGTCGCAAGATATGGGTACGCTCCGAACATGCAGCACTTAACAGCCTCTTACAAGGGGCTGGTGCAATCGTAATGAAGAAAGCATTGTGTATTTTCTACGACAAGATCAAGGCTAACAAGTGGCCTGTGAAACTAGTCGCTAATGTACACGATGAATTCCAGTTTGAATGTTCTCCTGAAGTTGCTGAGGAGGCAGGAAAAGCTGCTAGAATGTCAATCATTGAGGCAGGTGAGTTCTATAAACTCCGATGCCCTCTAGACGGAGAATACAAAATTGGCCCTAATTGGAGACATACACATTGAAAGGAAAACATGAATGAGTTGGCTCTTTTCGCAGGCGCTGGTGGAGGGATACTTGGAGGAAAAATCCTTGGGTGGCGAACAGTCTGTGCCGTCGAATGGGAACCCTACCCAGCAAGCGTATTGTGCGCCCGACAAAATGACGGACTTCTCCCGCCTTTCCCGATTTGGGATGACGTTCAAACCTTTGACGGAAAACCGTGGAAAGGAATTATTGACGTCGTATCTGGAGGGTTTCCGTGCCAAGACATCAGCTCAGCAGGACAAGGAGCAGGAATTGGAGGAGAACGAAGTAGTATGTGGAAGCACATGGCTAGAATCATTGGAGAAGCCCAACCAGCTTACGCTTTCATTGAAAACTCCGCTATGCTCCGCACTAGAGGACTCGGTGAAGTTCTCAACGATCTTGCCTCATTGGGGTACAATGCTGAATGGGGAGTGTTACCATCAAGCTCCGTTGGCGCTAATCACAAGAGAGCAAGAATGTGGATCGTTGCTTCCAACTCCAACTTGTCACAACGCAAAGGAAGGAGCTTATCCTGCGGAGTACACCAGGAAAACACCAACACTTGCGACTCACGTTGGTGGCAAGATTCATCCGGAATTCACCGAATGGATGATGGGGTGGCCGCTAGGATGGACAGACTTAAAGCCATTGGAAATGGCCAAGTACCCTTGTGTGCTGCGACTGCTTGGACTCTTTTAAAACATAGATTGGAACAACATGAGCGAGAAACCCACTAACATTATTACCATTGAAGTCTATGGCGATACGTTTGAAGTCAAGGCTACTGCTGGATTGGACATGCTAGACCTGTACTGCATCTTCTCAGCAGGTCTTGACTACCTTGAAAACTATGCAGGCTACTTGGAGACTAAAGAAAGTGTAACAATACAATAAAAGTACTTGACAAACACTGAAAAGTGTGCTATGCTATTTGTATCAATAAATTTTTAGGAGAGTGGTTATGACTTTTACATTGGAAAACAACGAAGCTGCTTTTATTGTTCGTGTTCTTGGGCAGCTTCCAACGGAGAGTGGTGCTTTTCCGCTACATCAGAAACTGGTAGCACAATTCCAGGCGCAAGCCGAACAAGCTCAATCAGAACAGCCTGAAGAAGCTAATAAGACCGAATAACAAATCTAAAGCGCCTATGGTGGAATCGGTAGACACAGCAGACTTAAAATCTGCCGCTTATGGCGTACCTGTTCGAGTCAGGTTAGGCGCACCAATTTAACTCAACACAAAGGAAAATGAAATGGATATGAAACCTGTAAAGATCGGTGGCGAACTCTTCTGGAGCAACTGGATGCACCAGTTCAATACGAAGTTCAATGAAGACAACAAGAAGTATGAGTGCACTATCGGTAATCTTTCAGACAAAGCTGCTGAGGCCTTGAAAGAGCTTGGCATTCAAGTCAAAGAGAAAGAGAACATGGGTAAGTACATTGTTGGCAAGAGCCTGTACAAGTTCGACCCTGTGGACGCTGATGGTAAGCCTGTTGACATTGAGAAGATCGGCAACGGTACTAAGGTGACTGCCCTGGTGTCTAGCTATCGTCACAAGATGTCTGCTAAGTTCGGTGCTGCTCCTTCGATTAAGAAGTTGATTGTGACTGAACTGAAGGTGTATACGCCTGAGGGTGAAGAGGAAGAAGAGACTGATGACATCCTGTAAGGATGTTCCAAAACAGTTACTTATTGATGCCGACTATTTGATTTATGGTGTTGGTTTTGCTAGTGAGGAGGATTCTGAGAAGTTCGCTAAGAGTAGATTGGTGGAGACAGTAGAAGATTTGGTCTACATTCACTTGAAAGCGGATTCTTATGAAGCCTTCTTAACTGGCAAGAACAACTACCGTTACGAGATTGCAAAGACAGTTCCCTATAAAGGTAATCGCAAGGACGCTAAAAAGCCCAAACACTATGATGCTTTGCGTGAACATATGATTACCCGCTTAGGGGCTGTCGTTGTAAATGGACAAGAGGCTGACGATGAAGTAGCTATCAGGATGACTAAAGAGCCAGATCAGTACCTACTTGTAGGCGTAGATAAAGACCTAAGGCAGATTCCTGGGTGGCATCACAATCCTATGAAGGCTCACACGGAGTACATTGATGACTTTGAAGCGTACAAGAACTTCTGTTTACAATTGCTTACGGGGGACAGGGTTGATAACATTCCGGGCTTGTCAGGAATTGGCCCGAAAAAGGCGGCTAAAGCGTTGGAAAATGCTAAGAGTAAAGAAGAACTCTTGCAAGCTGCCTATGCTAAGTATCAGGAACTGGATCATACGATGGATTATTTTGTCGAGCAGGGGCAGTTGCTCTGGCTTAGGCGCACTGAAGGAGAGCTATGGCGACCACCAGACGGAAGTTTACGGCCAAACAAGCAGCAATGAAGCATGGCTACCGCAGTGGCTTGGAAGAGCGTATTGCGGAGCAGTTGGACAAGTTAGGTATCGACTACACTTACGAACAGGTTAAGTTGACATACATCAAACCTGCTTCTAAGCACGTATACACACCTGACTTTGTGCTTCCTAACGGGATCATTGTAGAGACGAAGGGCAGGTTCTTACTTGCTGATCGTCAAAAGCATATCCTAGTAAAGAAACACAACCCAACACTTGATATTCGGTTTGTCTTTAGTAACTCTAAAGCACGGATTAGCAAGACTAGCTATACTACCTACGCTGCTTGGTGTGAGAAGAATGGCTTTAAGTATGCTGATAAAACAATCCCGCAGGAGTGGTTAGATGAACATTTAGGAGAGACTTGATGAATACAGATCTTAGCTATAAAATAATGAAAGCAACTTATTATTTACTGGAAGGCGTTCCACTAAAAGATGTAATGGATCAAGGAGAAGTAGAAGAAGCTATTTTGATGTTAGCTGATATTTTACACATAGCCGGGATTCCTCTGTATAGTGAGGACGAAGAATGAATAGTATGTTTAAGATGTTAGAAAATGATGCAGTACGAGAAGCCTGGAATGAAGTCATGGAGGCTCTGGTAGTTGAGAAACTGAAAGAGGATTACCTCTTGTGTCTTGATTGGAATGACATTGAGACTGCAGAGGCTATCCTGGTTGTTCTACGCTATTTCCTTCCTTATAGTGAATTCCGTAGTTTCCTTGACGAGGTACGCGATGCAGGTATCGACGACAAGTGACAACAATGTCATTTATACCTTCACCAAAGAAGAGCAGCAGTATCTGATGGAACAACATATTTGGTATCTGTTGCTTAGTAAGTTGACGTACAAAGAAACTGTAAAGGTAGAGTAATCATGGAAGTTAATCTTTTGCATGAGAATCCTGACGGTAGCGCCTGCTATAGCTTCGATCTTACCGAAGAAGAACAGCAGCAGTTGCTTCGATACGGTATTCTTGAGGCTCTCAAGAATGGTATCCGAGAGGGCAAGAAACTAACCTGTGAAGGGGAGGATGAAGTTGAAAGTTGAACTTGTGTGGGCTACTCCTGATTTGGAGGAGAAAGTAGCTTACTGTGCTCGTGTTAGCAATCCTAACAATCAGCGTAACCATGAGACAGCGCCTAAGCTGCTCAAGTACCTGATAAAGCATAAGCACTGGAGTCCTTTTGAAATGGCTAATGTGTGTATGGAGATTGAAACTACTCGTGATATTGCACGGCAGATCCTTCGCCATCGTAGCTTTAGCTTCCAGGAGTTCTCTCAGCGTTATGCAGAAGTTAGTGAGTTTGAGACACGAGAATGCCGGATGCAGGACAACAAGAACCGACAGAACAGCTTAATCACTGATGACTTGGACACACAGGAATGGTGGTGGGCTGCTCAGAATCGTGTAAAGTCTGAGGCTGAATTCATGTATCAGGCTGCTTTGAATCGAGGCATTGCTAAGGAGCAGGCTCGGGCATTGCTTCCTGAGGGCATGGCAGTCAGTCGTATGTACATGAACGGCACACTCCGTAGCTGGTTGCACTACATTGAAGTACGTACTGATCCTAGTACACAGAAGGAGCATCGTGATGTAGCAGAGGCTTGTAAGTCAGTTATCGCTACATTGTGTCCATCTATCATGGAGATTTATCAAGAATGAACATTGAAGATTATCAGAAGAAAGCGTGGGAAACTGCGCTAGAGACAGCTAAGAATCCTGCCTACATGGTAGCGAATCTGACCTCAGAGGCTGGTGAAGTTGCTGGTAAGTATGCCAAATGGATTCGTGATGGTGTCTTGGACGAAGAAGGCCTTCAGAAGGAGATGGGAGATGTGTTCTGGCAGCTTGCAGGCTTGTCTACTGTGATGGGCTGGAGCTTGGCAGATATTGCTTCTAAGAACCTTCAGAAGCTGGCCTCTCGTGCAGAACGATTGACCATTGGAGGTAGCGGAGATGACCGATAATGCGTATTCTTGTAATCCCGGACTGTCAGGTTAAAGAAGGTGTTCCGCTTTCGCATCTTACATGGGCCGGAGAAGCCATCTGTGAGTATCGTCCTGATGTTGTGGTTAATCTGGGGGATTTCGCTGATATGCCTAGCCTTAGTAGTCACGACATCAAAGGTTCTAAGTACTTTGAAGGGCTTCGTTACAAGACTGATATACAAGTTGCTAAGGAAGCGATGAAGTTGCTTCTGAAGCCTTTGAAGGACTTGCAGGCCCGACAACGGAAGAACAAGGAGAAAGTTTATAAGCCTCGTATGGTGCTGACTCTGGGTAACCATGAGAATCGTATCGACAGGGCTGTGAACAACAATCCTACCTTGGAAGGTTTGATCTCTACAAAGGACTTGGACTATGAACGTGATTGGGAAGTTTATCCTTTCCTCCGTCCTGTTTTCATCAATGGCGTGGGCTTTAATCATTACTGGCCTGTGGGAGCTATGGGGCGACCCGCTGGTAGTGCCGCTGCTATTATTAACAAGCTACATATGTCTTGTATTGCAGGACATCAACAAGGTAAGCAGATTGCCTATGGTAAGAGAGCAGATGGTAAACCTATCTGTGCTATCATCGCTGGTAGCTATTATTTACATGATGAGTCTTACATGGATCAACTGAGTAACCGACATTGGCGTGGCCTTTTGGTGATGAATGAAGTCAATGATGGGCACTTTGATGAGATGTTTCTCAGTATTGAATACTTACAAAGGAAATATGGAAATGAGCAAAAAGAAGATCAAGTACAATAAACGTACTTTCTTGAATAAAGACACGGGCCTTGCCTCTGTGCAGTGCTCTGTTGAATCTTGGGACTACAGCTATGGCTTGGATGCTACTATTGAAATCCATGACTGTAACCGCGCTGTGAGCCTGGACTTCAGTGCTTATGGCCCTAAAGACTTGTCTGTTGCTTTCAACAAGCTTGTTCGATTTGCAGATCAAGTCAATGCTATGGTTACCTTCTATGCCGATAACTTTGACGATATTAAAGAAGACATGGAAAACAAGGAAGCTGAACGTAAAGCTAACCGTAAGAAGTATAAGCGAAAGAACTTTGAAGACCTTGTTGAGGAACTGAACGATGACAAAGACTCCAAGTGAGCACAAGTGTAATACCTGCTTCTATGGTTCCTTTGACAAGAACGTACAGCCTTGTGTGGTCTGTGAAGGCTACAACAAGTATGTTAATGTGAATGTGTTTAGCTCTGACTACACTAAGATCAGTACATGGCAAGATGAGGATGCTTTTGAAGTGAAAGAAACTAAAAAGAATGATGCTATTAACTCGCCAAAGCACTATACTGCAGGTAAGTACGAGGTGATTGATGTCATTGAAGATTGGAATCTGAACTTCCGTCTAGCTAATACTATCAAGTACATTGCTCGACACAAACACAAAGGGAAGCCTTTAGAGGACTTGAAGAAGGCTCTCTGGTATCTCCAGCGGGAGATTGACCGACATGAGTCTAACGCTTGAAGAACTGAAAGAGCGTCTTTCAAGCCTCGATGAGATCACACTGATGGAGATACTTGACATCCACAGTGATGAACTTGTCGAAGCTTTTGAAGATAGAATTGAAGAAGAACAAGATAAACTAAAGAGGATGCTGAATGACTTTTAAAATGACCCCTTACAACGAGTACATCGCCAAGAGCCGTTATGCCCGTTACTTGGACAAGGAAGGCCGTCGTGAGCACTGGCCTGAGACAGTGAAGCGATATTTTGACTTCATGCAGAAGCACTTGAAGGAAAAGCACAACTATAACTTCACCAATGACCTCCGAGCTAAGCTTGAACAGGCTGTGGTGAACCTGGATGTTGTGCCGTCCATGCGGTCTATTATGACTGCTGGCGAAGCCCTGGAACGTCAGAACATTGCAGGCTATAACTGCTCGTATCTGCCCATTGACGATCCTAAGGCATTCGATGAGGCTATGTATATCCTTTTGTGTGGTACAGGTGTTGGCTTTAGTGTGGAACAGAAGTATGTCAATAAACTCCCTGAGATCCCGTGCAAGCTCTATGATTCTGAGTCTCTGGTTGTCGTTAAAGACTCCAAAGAAGGATGGGCAAAGGCCTTGCGACAAGTTATTGCCTTGCTCTATGCAGGTGAGATTCCAAAGTGGGATGTCTCTTCAGTTCGTCCTGCGGGAACGCGACTTAAAACATTTGGAGGACGAGCATCCGGGCCTGAACCACTTGTTGAACTCTTTAAGTATGTGGTCAGTAAGTTCAAAGGTGCAGCTGGTCGTAAACTTACGAGTCTTGAAGCACATGACATCCTTTGCAAAATTGGAGAAGTGGTGGTTGTGGGAGGAGTCCGTAGGTCTGCGATGATTAGCTTGTCTGACTTGGGTGATGATCGTATGGCTCACGCCAAAGCAGGTAGCTGGTGGGATGGTAATGGTCAACGTGCTCTGGCGAACAACAGTGCAGTATACGATGTGAAGCCTGATGTTGGTCAATTCATGCGTGAGTGGAGTAGCATTTATGAAAGTCATTCGGGAGAGCGCGGAATCTTTAATCGCTATGCTTCAGAGCTTCAAGCAGGAAAGAATGGACGCCGCAAACTTAATCAGGAGTGGGGTACTAACCCTTGCTCTGAAATTATCCTGCGTCCTTATCAATTTTGTAATCTTTCCAGTGTTATTGTTCGCAGCGATGATACTGTGGATCGACTTCGGGATAAGATTGCTATGGCAACAATTCTGGGGACTTTTCAATCAACGATGACTCACTTCCCGTACCTGCGGAAGGTGTGGCAGACAAACACTGAGGAGGAACGTCTCCTGGGTGTTTCCATGACAGGCATTTTGGATAATAAACTCCTGAATGATCCTGATGATCCTAACCTTCCTAAACTTCTGGAGGAACTTAAAGATGTGGCTGTTTCTGTTAATGCTGAGTACGCTGCTGCTATCGGTATCAATGCCTCTGCAGCTATCACTGCGATCAAGCCCGAAGGCACGGTTAGCCAGCTTAGTTCTACTGCTTCTGGCATTCACCCTCAACATGCTCGTTATTACATTCGTCGTGTAAGGTCTGACAACAAA